CGACATTGTCGAACAAGCAATGTCAGCAGCAGAATCCGACAGGGCCGCAAACCTTGGCACAGCAATCCACACGTTCACCGAACGAGTCGATGCAGGATCCGCGATCAGTACGTTCCCCGAAATCCACCAAGCAGATTTACAGGCATACAAGACCGCGATGACTGGTATCGAAATCATTGCCACCGAATTATTCATTGTTACTGATGAGGTGGAAGCCGCTGGAACATTCGACAGGTTGGTTCGCTTGCCTGATGGTCGCGTGGTTGTTGCTGACGTGAAAACGGGTGCAAACGAACCCAAATATCCACACGGTGTCGGTACACAAATCGCGATCTATTCACACGGTCACTTGTACGACCCCGTGAAAGGCCGCATCGGACACCTACCGACCGTAGGAGTGTCCACCGATGTTGGGCTACTTATTCACATGCCCGTCGGTACAGGCCGCTGTGACCTATACCTGATCGACCTCACCGTCGGCTGGAAACTTGCACAAACAGCCGTCGCGGTCAGGAACGCGTACAAGCAGAAAACTCTCACCCCATATACCCCGTGAACACACACCACGGTGCACCACCAACACACACCCAACAAGTAAAGGAAACCTGCGACATGGAATTTTCAGCACCAGCAGCAGCATCAGGCGGCGACTTCGACCTCAACGCAGCCAACGGACACCTACTCGTCGTCGAACCCAAGGAATACCGCACCGGGATCGAAACGAAATTCGGAGACAAAGACGCAATCCTCGTCACCGTCCACGACATCAAGGCCCAAACCACCACCACCGATGTTCTCTGGTTTGGTGGCGTACTCGTCGGCTCACTCAAGACACAAGTAGGACGACGCGTACTCGGTGTCCTGGGCCAAGGCGCGAACACAAAAGGCAACCCACCTTGGTTAATCAACGATGCGTCTGGCGACACTGCCGCTATCGCCGCTGCAACGGCATATTTGAACAACCAGACCGCCGCAACATTCGCGCCAACGGGTAACACGGCACTGGATGCGGCAATGAACAACCTCACAGCTGCTGGACTCACCAGCAACGAAGCACCCTTCTAAATGAGAAACGCCGCTGCCCGATCCCATGACGGCGACAGTTCACGACTGACAGCGGCACGAAACACACACCCCGAAACCTGCGAAGTTCACACCAACGAAACGAGTACCAAGTGATGACCGCACCACACCCCGCAACGAGCACCCTGCTCACAGCTGCACGCGACTGGTACGACGCTGGATACGCCGTTATCCCGTCACACGAAGACGGCGGGAAACGGCCCTTCGGACAATGGAAGCAATACCAAACCACACGCCCAACGTGGGAAGAACTCGAAGGATGGCTAAACACCGGCAACTACACCGGGATAGGAGTCATCACCGGGGCCGTATCCGGCGGGGCACAAATGGTCGAAATCGAAGGACCAATCGACCCCGCAATCACCAGACTCAACGCAGTCATGGACCACGCCAAAACATTCGGATCAACAGACCTCGTCCTACAAGCCGCACGCGGATGCGTAGAACAATCCGCAGGCGGCGGCCTACACATGTTCATGCGCACCCCCGGCGTGACCCTCGGCAACACGAAACTCGCCATGCAAGGCCAAGGCGCAAAAAGGCACGTCGTCTCAGAGACACGCGGCGAAGGTGGCTTCGTCATCGTCGCACCAACACCCGCACGCAACGGACACCAACCAGATGCCGCCTACCTGTTCCTACAAGGATCCACGCCCGCAGGAACCCCCACCATCACCGTTGAACAACGCGACGAACTCCACCTACTCATCACCCTCGCGTTAAACGAAGACGACAACAACGAACGCGAAGCACTCCAACGCCAAGCCGCAACACACACCCCACAACACCCGCAAACAACCCCACACGCGACCGACACAACCTTCGGCAACTACCGGGCACAAACAACATGGGCCGACATCCTCACACCCGCAGGCTGGACCTTTAGCCACCACGCAAGCGACGGACGCGACCACTGGACCCGCCCCGGCAAAAACGTTCACGAAGGAACAAGCGCAACCACACTCGAAGACGGACCAATGTACGTCTTCTCCAGCTCCACAGCGTTCCCGCAAGAAACAGGCATCAGCAAGGAATACGCGTACACGATCCTCAACCACGGCGGCGACATGACAGCCGCATCACGACAACTACGCGAACAAGGCTACGCACCAGAAACCGATATCTACGACACGCTAAAAGAGTTCATCCCACTACCAAACACCACAGAAACAGCCGAAACCGAATACGTCGAAGAAACCCCATACGACCGGGCCGTACGAAACCGCTACTCAGAACTACGCATCAACGAAGACGCGAAAACACTCCTCACCGCATCTAAACTCGGACAAGCCCCACCACTCACAGCCCTCAACCTCACCGACTTCCTCAACCAACCAGACAGCCCCACCAACTACCGCATACAAGACCTCTGGCCCTCCGAAGGCCGCGTCCTCCTCGCAGCCGCAGCCAAATCAGGCAAAACAACAATGATCGCCTCCAACCTCATCCCCGCAATCGTCGACGGCACACCATTCCTCGGCAACAAAACCACACAACCACTCACACCCGGCAAAACCATCGCCTACCTCAACATGGAAGTCGGAGAAAACACCCTCCGCAAATGGATGCGCGACGCAGGCATCAAAAACACGCAAGCCGTCCACATCGCCAACCTCCGAGGAAAAGCCTCCGCACTCCAACTAGGAACCGAACAAGGCCGCAAACGACTCACCACCTGGCTACAACACATCAACGCCGAACTCGTCATCCTCGACCCGCTCGCACCCGTCCTCGCATCCCTAGGACTCGACGAAAACAGCAACAGCGACGTCGCCGTCTTCTTCGCATGGTGGTCCGAAACACTCACCGCAGCAGGCATCAAAGACGACCTCATCGTCCACCACACCGGCCACGCCGGACAACGATCACGCGGCGCATCACGCCTCCTCGACGAACCAGACGCAATCTGGACCCTCACCAAAGACACCGACGACGACGAAACCAGCGACTTCGCAGCCATCGAAGCCCCAACCCGCTACCTCGCCGCCTACGGACGCGACGTCGAAATGCCAACCGAAACCCTCGACTACAACCCCGAAACCCGCACCCTGGTCCTCACCGGCGAAGGGAAGAAAGCAGGAGCAGGGAAAGCAAACAAGCGAATCATTAGCCACATGTCAGACGGGAAGCTGCTCACCAAAAACCAGATCGCCCAACAAATCACCGGCGACCGCAACAAGAACCTCGAAGCCGTAGGGGCACTCATCGACGGTGGGATGCTCATCGATTCAGGTAAAAAAACCTTCAACAATTTCCCACTTTGGGCACTCGCGATATGAGAACAAAAAGGGACAAATCAACCGGTATGTATGACCCGTATTTTTTAATACACATACTGATATGTATCCCCTATAGGGGAATACATATACATACAGGTCAAACATGAGGGATAACAACCAATGGCTGACCAATCATTTGATCACACAAGGATTCATCACCGAAGGCCGAATCGGACGCAAAATCCAGAACAGGAGATGCAAGAAATGTAAAGCCCACATCATCACCGCACTCGACGCAGACATGATCGCCCTACTCGCCGAATGCGACCCCACACCACTCACCCTGCAAGGTGAAATCACCGCACTGGTGCAAGGCCGCTGGACCTACCGCCTCCAATACGAACACCTCAACCGCCGCTACCAGTTAGAGATCGCCGCAACACCCGCCAACACCACCACCGTCCTACAACAACACCAATGCCCGAACCCTGCGACCACCTAGAAACGAGACACCAATGAGCAACTGCCAAATATGCGACAGGCTCGACAACCGGCCCGTGTGCGAACACTGCCAACTTAAACTCGCACGCCAACTCCACGACATCGTCGACTACGTCGCCATCACCGCTGGTGAACTACGACCTGGACAAACCGGAGGCGGTACCGGGCGCGGAAACGAAATCAGTATCGGCGTCCGAGTCAACGCCCTCGACTTCCTCGCCGGAAACGACGTCCTACCCGTCCTCGAATCATGGGAGAAAGACTGGCGAGAGACGTTCCACTTGACCCCTTACGGTCCCGCGTCACATGCCCGTAATGCAGGCAAACCCAAGGAGCAAACCTTGGTCGGGGTAGTCAGCTTCCTACAAACGTGGCTACCCGCCGCGTGCGAACGTCACCCCGCTATCGCGGACTTCGCCATCGAACTACGCCAATGCCACAAACAAGCCCGTGCAGCGGCCCGCATGGAGCCACAAAAGTCCATGACCATCGCCTGCCCCAACCGTGACGATGAAACAGGTCAGCAGTGCGGTACGCGGATCCAAGTGGGCGACGACACCAGGAGCATGACGGCGCCCTGTCGATCCTGCGGCAACATTTGGGACCTCAACCACTTGATCGCCCTCGCCGTGTCTACTGATGGTGGCGAGATTTGGGCTGATGGTGAAGCAGCTGCGGGATATTTCAACCTCACTGACCGCACGTTGCGTAATTGGGCAGCTGCGGGAAAGATCCGGCGCGAACACGGCAGGTACGAGATGCACTCGATCTGGTCGATGCAGCAGTTGGTGTCCGCATGAGCCACGACCCTTCATGTCCCTGCAATAAGGCCGATGATCGTGGATGTTTCCTCATCAGCGCCGATACTGGCAAATGTATTTCATGCACTTGCGAAGGAGAACAGTGACGAACTGGTGGGAAGTAGCGGCCTACCTTGGATTCTTTGCATGGGGAATTGCTTTGGGTTGGTTCCTCACATATTCAACTTGTCGGCTCAGATGAAGCGCACGACCATAAACAACCAACGGTTCCGCTACGTTATGTCATAGTGGAAATTCAACCGACGCATCCCCACGAAAACTTTTTGCTAGTGGGGATGCGTTCCGGTATAATATGTTTTAGTGGAAATCTTTCCATTAGTCCTTAAGCCTCAACGGTTTAGGGACTTCTTGTATTTGTGGGGTGAGTGAAGCATGAGCGTCATCGTAAGCGAACAAGCAACACTGCCCGACATTGACGAAGCACTACGCAACCTGAGCCTCGTGCCCTTGAGCGAGCGTGGATCCGCGTGGCATTCATACTCTGATCGTGTCCTTGAATTGCGTGCAAGGTTGGAACCAGTAGCGGGTTGATATGGCTAAGCCTTACGCGCAAATGTCGCAGCGTGAACGCGACGGGCGCAACTCCAGCAGTTGGAAGAAGCTACGGCTAGCGATCCTTCAGGCATCAGATGTGTGTTGGATGTGCGGAAGACCGGGCGCAGATACTGTCGATCACATCATTCGGTTAGCCGATGGTGGTAATCCTCAAGACTTACGCAACCTTCGACCAGCGCACGGTAAGCGGCAGTCGTGGGGTTGTCCGGGGAACTACGGTCGACGATCAGACAAGGTCATCGTCGCTCCGACGTCGCGTGATTGGTAGAAAAAAAGTTTCATCGCCGGAAAATTTTGGAAAATATTTTCATTTTTTTCAGAGGCGATGCGTTATCACCCTGGTCCCCGTCGTTCTTCTCTCCCCACTGGTTTTCGGACCGGTTTCGGGGCACATTTTTGAGCATAACCCATGAGGGGAGCGGTCGTTGTCTGACTTGTCGCTTCCTGAGGTTGTTGCTATTGGTGATCGTCGCGGTTCGTTGGTGGCGTTGCGTGATTTTCTTGCGTCTCAGTTGCTTACTGCTGAGCGTGATGTTCCTGCTTTGGTCCGTCAGCTCACGAATGTGTTGAACGAGATTGAGGCTATTCCTGCCCCTGACGTGGAATCGAAACTTGATGACCTTGAATCTAAGCGTGCTGCGAGGCGAGCAGCGGCCTCGGGTTAGTCATGTGCCGTCGTTTGTTTCGTCGGCTGGTGTTGAGGCTGTCGAGTTGGCTGCGTCTGCCGGTTTGATCCTCGATGATTGGCAGCAGTTTGCGTTGCATTCTGCGCTTGGTGAGCGTGGTGATGGTCGCTGGTCGGCGTTTGAGGTTGCTGCGGTTGTGGCGCGTCAGAATGGTAAGGGTTCGATTCTTGAGGCTCGTGAACTTGCGGGCTTGTTCTTGTTTGGTGAGCAACTCATACTGCATTCCGCGCATGAGTTTAAGACGGCGAGTGAGGCTTTTCTTCGCATCAAGTCGTTGATTGATAACACTGATGATTTGCGTAAGCGTGTGTCCAAGATCCGTACATCGCATGGCGATGAGGGCATCGAGTTGATTAACGGTCAGCGGTTGCGGTTTGTTGCGCGGTCGACTGGTTCTGGTCGTGGTTTTACGGGTGATTGCATCATCTTGGATGAGGCGTATGCGTTGCCGCAGGCTGCGGTTGGTGCGTTGTTGCCGGTTCTTTCGTCTCGCCCTAATCCGCAGCTTTGGTATACGAGCAGTGCGGGGCATTCGAATAGTGAAGTGCTGCGGGCGGTGCGTGATCGTGGTGTGAAGGGTGAGGATCCTTCGTTGTGTTATTTGGAGTGGTCTGCTGATCCTCGGTTGTCTTCGGATGATCGCAGTGGTTGGGCGCAGGCTAATCCGGCTCTTGGTATTCGTATCAGCGAGGAGCATGTGGCTCGCGAGTTTAATGCGATGCCGGAGCGTGAGTTTGTGCGTGAGCGTCTTGGTATTTGGGATGAGGGCGCGGGTGAGGATTCTGCGTTGAATCTTGAGGCGTGGGCGCGTTTGTTTGATGCGTCGTCGCGTCCGATTGATCCGGTGTCGTTTGGTCTTGACGTGTCGCCTGATGGTGTGGCGTCGGTGTCGTCGTGTGGTGTGCGTGCTGATGGTTTGTTGCATGTTGAGGTTGTTGATAATCGTCCTGGTACTTCGTGGGTGGTTGATCGTTTGTCTGAGTTGTCGCGGCGTTGGTCGCCTTCGACGATTGTGTTGGATGTTGGGTCGGCTGCGGGTGCGTTGTTGCCTGATCTTGAGCGTGTGGGTCTTGCGTTGACGAAGATTAGTGGCCGTGAGATGGCTCAGTCGTCGGTTGCGTTTGCTTCGTTGATCAATAACGAGCAGGTGCGGCATCTTGATCAAGCGCATTTGAATGCTGCGGTTGCTGCGGCGAAGCGTAGGAATCTTGGGGATTTGTGGGCGTTTGGTCGCCGTGGTTCGTTTGTTGATATTTCACCGCTTGTTTCTTGTTCTCTTGCTGCTTGGGGTTTCGCGCAGAATGCGGGCCGTGAGCCTCAGGTTATTGATATTTGGGCTATGGAGGGCGAGTAGATGCGGTTGTTTTCGCGTGATTCGTTGACTTCGGTGCTTGAACTGGTGGGCGGCTTGTGTGTCGCGGCTGGTTCTTTTCTTCTTTTCGGTCTTGGCGTGGCACTTGTTGTTGTTGGTGTTGGCGCGATTGTTGCGGGTTATCTCGCGTCTGGTGGTGCTGAATGAGTTTCATTCGTCGCGGTATTGAGGCTCGCGCTGGTGTGAACTATTTCGCTAACACTTACAACCCTTTGAATACTTTGTATGGGCAGACTTCGCTGTTTTCGACTGCTGGTGAGCGTGTTGATGAGGTCACAGCTCTTGGTATCGCGACGGTGTTGTCGAGTGTTTCTTTGCTTGCTGACACGGTTGCGTCGATGCCGTTGGTTGCTACGTCGTTGCAGGGTGATGGTTCGCGTGTGCGGGTGGATTTGCCGTTGATTCTTGCGGATCCGTCTCCTGGTGAGACGAACCGTTTCGAGTTTGTGCATACGATGATGGTGTCGCTTGCGTTGCACGGTAACGCGTATGCGCATGTTGCTCGTGATCGTCGCGGTGCGCCTGTGGGCATGTTGCCTTTGCATCCGTACCAGATGAATGTGATGCCGGGGAAGGATTACAACTCTCGGGCGTATTTGCATCTTGGTAATCCGATTCCTAGCGATGAAATGTTGCATACGCGTTGGTTTACGCCTCCGCAGTCGCTGGTTGGTATCTCGCCGTTGTTGCAGCAGCGCACGATGCTTGGTCTTGCCTTGGCTGTCGATAAGTACGTCAGCCAGTGGTACGGCGAGGGGGCGACTCCGAGCGGTGTGTTGTCCACAGATAAGCCTCTAACGACTGAGGCGATGCGTAATCTTCGTGAGTCTTGGGAAGCATCGCAGCGTAAACATCGTCGTCCTGCGGTCCTTACAGACGGTTTGAAGTGGCAGCCGATTACGGCGTCCGCTGTTGACATGGATTTTGTCGCGGTTCGTCAAGAGATCCAGTCTGAGTGTGCACGCATTTTCCGTATTCCTCCTTACCTCCTCGGGTTGAAGGGTGACGGGCAGACGTATTCGAATAATGAAGCTGCTTCGTTGAATTTCTTGATTCACACGATTCAGCCGTGGTTGACTCGTTTGGAGATCGCGTTTTCTACGCTGCTGCCTGATGGTGTGGATGTGCATTTCGATTCGTCTTCACTTCTTCGCCTTGATGCGTTGACTGCGGCGAATGTTGACCGTATTCGGATCTCGTCTGGTACTCGTACCGCGAATGAGGCTCGTGTTGCTCGTGGCGAGAATCCGTATGACGGTGGCGATGAGTTTATTCAGGTGTTCCAAGGGGCGTCGGTTGATCCTGCGCCGTTGACGGATCCTGTGGCGGTGTCGAATGGCTGAAACTTTTAGGCCGCCGAAGGCGGTTCTTGCTGAAACTGATCTCCCTGCTTCGTTAACTGCCGTCGAGGTTGCTGAGTTGCGTGACCGAACTGGTGCGACTGGTGCGTGGGCGCAGCGGATTGCCGCTGGTTTTGAGTCGCGCACTCTAATTTTCAAGGAGCAAAGCATGGAGAGTCGTGACGATTTGGCGGTTGTTGAACCCGCCGACGTTGATGTTGATTGTGTCCCTGAGTTGATTGCTAGCGTCTATGCGGCACTTGCTGAACTCATTGAGGCAGTTACACCGTCTGAAGTTGAAGACCCGTCAGAGGACGTTACAGAGCCGATTGAGATGAACAGTGTTGATGCTGTTGCTGAGGTTCGGCGTTCGGCGATTGCTACAGCTGAGAAACGCAATATCACTGCTGAGTTGCGTACGGAAGTTCGTGCTGATGGTTCGGTTGCTATTCGTGGTTACGCGGCTGTGTTCAATCGTGAGGCTGACGGTTTGCCGTTCAGGGAAATGATTAAGCCAGGAGCGTTTGCTCGTTCGCTGGATAACGGCGACGAGTGTTACTTGTTGGTGAATCACAACACGGACGAGTTGCCTCTTGCTCGACGTAATTCGGGAACGTTGACGTTGTCTGAGGATGAGACGGGCCTGCTTATGGAGGCTGTTCTTGATCCTACGAATCCTCGCGCCGCTGAAGTTATTAGCGTCCTGACTCGTGGTGACGCTTCGGAAATGTCGTTCGCGTTCACTGTTGCTCCTGATGGTCAAACCCGGACGAAGGATGGTTTGCGTGAATTGCGTGAACTGAACTTGTTCGAGGTGAGTATCTGTACTTGGGGCGCGTATTC